AGCAAGAAGCGAGGCAAGCATTCCAAGAGTGCATCTGCCAATAAAGCGAGTAAGAACTACTCCAAGCCCTACAAGTCGCAGGGTCGTTAAAATGTGCATTAAGGCGCACTAATTCGGATAATGTCCGATTAAAGCATCAAAACCAAACCAATAAGTGCAGTTAAAAGCACATTATCCAAACCAATATGCAAAGGGCGCATACTGCAAAGTGTAAAGTCAAATGCGCATAAAGTGTAAAATGTCCAACTTTTGATATTAAAAACGTGACCAAGAACTTTAGCCTCGCAGAACTGACCGCTACAAAAACAGGGCTTCCTAACGCTTTACCAAAGCACCTTGAGGGAAACCTTCGTAGCCTTGCAGAAAACGTCTTACAACCTGCGAGAGATGCATTAGGTGCGCTCAAAGTAACGAGTGCGTACCGCAGCCCTGCGGTCAACACCAAAGTAGGGGGGGCAAAGACCTCGCAGCATACGCAAGGACAAGCTGCTGACCTAAAGTACGATGGAGGGAATGATGTCTTGTTCCATTGGATTAAAGACAATTTAGAATTTGACCAACTCATTTGGGAATTTGGCTCTGATAGTGCGCCATCGTGGGTTCACGTTAGTTACTCAAATACCAAGAACCGCAAACAAATCCTAAAAGCAGTCAAGCACAATGGCAAAACCAAATACCTCCTCTTTTGATGAATGGCTCAACTCCCTTGAAACTAAACCCCAACCGACTTGTAATGTGGACAATCCTGCTGACTGCGATTCTTGCGGTAGTTAGCAGTTGCGCTACTGTGAAACCCGTCCTTCAGAGTGTAGTTGTAAGGGACACGGTAATTGTCACGCAGACAAAGTACCTAACCGACACGCTCGAACTCTACAAGGACACGACAATCTACCAAGACAAGGTTCGGCTGCAGCTCCAATACATAGACCGAAAGGTGTACGTTGAGGCAACTTGCTTGCCCGATACCATCCGAGTGACACAGACCAAGATTCTCACAAAGGAGAAAAAGCAGAGGGGTTGGACTCTTGAAGGTGGGCTAACGATGCTCGCCCTTGTTTTGGTCGCTGCGTACTTCGTAAAGAAGTGGATAGATAAACTATTGGAGTAATTATACCTTTTAAGGTGTGTTAGGCGCGTTCTGCGCGCGTTTATACCTAAAAGGGTATATGTGTATGCCTTGAGGTATTTGGATGCGTTAGAACGCAACTTCCTTTCTTTTTCTTTATTAAGTTTCTTTTTCTTTAAGTTGTTTGGTTAAGTTGTAAGTTGATTAACTCTTGACTGAAGTCAAGTTAATAGTTGATTAAGTAATTAAGTTAAGTAAGTCAACTATTCAACTTTGATAAAAAACAAAATAAAAATGACATACGCAAGTCCTTATGCTAATTTGTAATGATTCTAAATAATGAATGACCACATCTACATTTATTGGGATGATGTACCTTTGGCAAATGACACCAAAGTACTACATCGGCAAGACGTTGAAGATAGAGGCGAAGGATGTTGTGATGGACTTCCAACCCGATAACTACAACTTGGGTACTGCTCTAACTTACATAATGCGAGCAGGCAAGAAACCACACAACCCTATCTGCGATGACATCCGCAAGGCTATCGCTCACCTACAATTTGAACTTGAACGCCAAAATGAGCAGCCAACAATTAGCGCAACAAGCGAAGGAAGCCAAACAACAACAGGAAAATATGCAGTACTATACTAACCCTGCCAAACGCAGGAAGATAGACTTTATCTTGGAGGAGTGCGCTACGCTGATGGCTAACTGCGAAGCTGACTACAACTCTCGCCAACAGGCGAAATACAAAGAACAAGAACTACTCGGTGAGATTGCCAAGATAGACCTGCACTTCGCCATCCAATGCGGCTATCTGATACCCGACAACTGACCTACAAGGTCGTAGTAGGTAAGGTTCCAAGCCTAAATGCATTTTATGCATCGAAGCATTGGACAGTCCGAGCAAAGGCAAAGACCAAACATTGTCAAGAGGTAACGTTGCAGCTTGAGCAGTACGACTGCGAACAGATCACGGATGTACAAATCCTGTGCAAGGTCAACTACCGCTACGACATTGACAATGCCATTATGGCGGTGAAGTTTGCGCTTGACGCATTCAAGACTTGGGGTGGTGTGAAGGATGACTCACGCACCTATGTTCAGTCGCTAAAGATGGTTCACGACAAAACAATTCCTAAAGACACGGCAGAAATAACCTTTAGTGGTTTGTTGGTTACAGAATAAGTTGTATATTTGCATAACTTAAAACCAATCAGTTATGACTTTATCTTTTTCTTCAGACGTTTACACCGAAATGGTGCAAGTGCAACAAGCACAAATCCAAGCACTTCAAAACAAGATACAAGAGCTTGAAGCTCGTATTGAGGTTTTGCAGCAGCAATCAATTCTATTTATCTAAAACCAATCTATACTATGCCTAAAATTATTTCAATCACCCCCACAGGACAGTGGCAGGATTTATACAAGCTTGACATCCGCTTCGATTCAGGGGATTTCGGTACTGCCTTTGCCAAGTCACAAACCCCACCCTATGCCGTAGGCGACGAGGTGGAGTACACCAAGAACGAAAAGGGTACGATCAAGATCCAACGCCCTAATCCTTACGGTGCATCTACGGGTGGAGGCTATACCCAATCAGCCCCTTCATTCGCTCCTAAAGGAAACGATGACCGATCCGCTTCTATCATCCGCCAAGTGGCGTTGAAGTCAGCAGTTGAGTATGCTTGTGCAGCGCAACACGATGTGAACACCATCCTTGCCAACGCAGAGACCTTTAACGCTTGGATGACAGGCGCAAGTTCAGCTCCTGCCTCACACGTTGAGCATTTCGCAAATCGCAACGACCCTTTCTGATTGGTTTTTAAATAGGTCGTCGCGTGAAGCCCCTCTACGGAGGGGTTTTTTTATGTCAATTATTTTGTTATATTTGTCAAACCAATTAGAAACAATGATACATCCCGACTTACTGAGCAACGAATCTTCGCTGCCATACCTCCAACGAGCCTTAAAGGGCAAATACTATGACACGGGCAAGCTCGGTGTTTTCGAAATAGACCAATACCTACGACTTAAAGACGGTGAGTTCGTGGTTGTGGTCGGCCACGCCAACGTGGGCAAGACCCACACGCTGCTTTACCTTATGCTCTTGCAGTCGTATAACTTCGGCAAGAAGTGGCTGATATACTCTGCCGAGAATGAAGTGCCAAGCCTCAAGCGCAAGCTCATTGAGTTTCTTGTTTGCAAACCAATTCAAGGGATTGATGAGGGGATGATGTACCGCAAGCTTGACTTCATCAACGAGTACTTCCAATTCATAGACGGCAACAGGCTATTCACCGCATTCGAGCTTCTTGAAGTAATGAGCAGCATCAAGAACGAATGGAACTATACAGGTGCTTTGATAGACCCCTACAACTCCCTATCAACAGACCAAGAAAAATTAGGCAAGACAGGGATGCACGAATACCATTATGAGGTAGCCTCTGCGCTTCGCGTATTTGCCCATCAGAATAACGTCACCACAATCGTAAACGCACACCCCGTAACGGAGGCGCTGCGCAAAGTGTTTTACAAAGGCCACCCATACGAGGGGATGGCGATGCCGCCAAACACATCAGACATTGAAGGTGGTGGCAAGTGGGGCAACCGTAGCGACTGCGTTATCGTTATTCACCGATTTGCGGCTCACGAAACCGATTGGATCTATACTCACATCCACGTCCGTAAGGTCAAAGAGATGGAGTCGGGTGGGCGCATAACTCCCCTTGAGACACCGCTTGTTTTGCAGAGCGTGTTGGGAAATGTTGGTTTTGTGATAAACGGGCGTAACTTGCTGCCAATTAAAATGGATGAAACACCTGCGACTGATGTACCCTTCTGACGATAGCCACGACCTCTACATTCGCGAAAAGCAGCTTATGCTTGCAGGTACCGCGATGTGGTTGGCGCAGCAAGCAGCAGACAAGGCAAAAGGCAGAGAGGTTCAAGATGACATCCTGCATCACGTTATGAGCTGTCATTACGCAGACCTACTGCTTCAGCAGTTCATTGACTACCGACAGTTCACCGAAGGCAAGATGAACGAAATGTACCTTGCCAACGCCAAGCTGCGAGTTGATAGCGAGCAAATGATTTACGAGATTCAAAGGCTTCAGGGCATAATTGAAGATCAACTATGAAGCAAATCCTTTCACCCTTTCAGAAGTACGAATGTTTCTCAGTTGATGGAAGCGACTACCTCGTGACCGATGTAACCATAATCCAAGACAAGGATGACAATTTAGTGGAATGGGCGAGTGAGATGAAGTTCAAAAGACTGTCAGACCACAAGCACTTCACTATGCCAATTACCAAGATATTAACCAATCACAAAGAGGGCAGAGCTAAACGCTGCAAATGCTAATGAGACCATTTGAACTACGTCAACTAAAAGTAAGTAAAGAGCAATACTTCGCCCGTCTTGGGTTTCAAGACAATGGAAGCCGTGCACATAAAGAATCCACTGCAAGAGCAGCATTCGTATCAGCATTTAGAAACCACGCCACGCTACACGAACTTGGCGAGGCCATAGACAAAGACCATAGCTCGGTAGCCTATGCCGTAAGGATGCACAAAGACCGCCTAATCTACGGGGATTATCAGCACTACTACAAGGTCGCTTGCTGCGTTCTTGAGGAGAACCCGATGGCCTGTATTGATAAGCCCGACTTTCAATCTTTGGAATTGGAACTAAATAAACTAAACGAAGTCGTTGCGGAGTTATCTAAATACAAGGAATTGTATCTAACTCTTAAACGCACATTTGATGAATTTTAACGTAGGACTTTACCCCATCTATGGGCTTATCGTAGGGGCTAATTGGTCAAAGACCGACTACCTTGAAGAAGATATTGTAATGCACACGGTGCAATTTGCTCTGTTTGTTGTAATTGTAGAAATCACTTGGGACTCCTCGCAGTATTAGCAAAGCGGCAGACCGATTGGATTCGGATGTGCAAGAGTTTCGGAGCGAGTGATGACCTTGCCCAAGAGCTTGTGCAGGAGATGTACGTCAGATTGTACAAGTATGTTGATGATGCCGAGAAAATAATGTACAACGAGACGGAGGTGAATACCTTCTTCGTTTACGTTACGCTCCGCAATATGTACGCCACCTTGATGCGCCAACGGGCGCGTTTTGAATTTGTAGATGTGGACATCCTTGAGGAGTTTATATACGAGGAGGCCAACGAAGATGCAGAGGTGCAACTTATACAACTCTACGACAGGGTATGGTCAACCCAAACAGATTGGCATTGGTACGACAAAAAGATATTTGCACTATACCACAACACCGATATGTCTATTCGCACGTTAGCGGATGAGACAAAAATTTCAGCACGATCAATTTTCAACACACTAAAAAATGCAAGAGAGCGAATCCAAGAAGACTGTGAAGACTCCTACAAAGCGTACAAAGAAGCAAAGCGGCTTGGGTGATACCATAGAAGCTATCACAACTACCACAGGTATTAAAGCCGCGGTAGATTGGTTCAGCGAAGCCACAGGCGTGGACTGCGGCTGCGATGCCCGCAAGGAGAAACTAAACAAGCTATTCCGTTACAGGAAACCCGAATGCTTGACTAAAGAAGAATACGAATTTATTGGCAAGATGGTAGGCCGAAACACCGTCACCGCCATTGAGCAGACGGAAGTGAATAGAATCTACAACCGAGTATTTAAAGACTCCGTAAAGCCAACCAACTGCGGCTCTTGCCTGCGCGGTAGGGTGCAGGAACTCGAAACCCTTTACAACGCCTATTAGTGTTTTATACTATTGACATACCTGCCCCTTTATTTGGTGAGCTGAACAAGAACTCACAGATAAATCAATTCTTTGGCAAGGTGTATGTCGGTGAGTGTATGCGGTTGATCTCCGACTACTACGAGATTGGCACTACCCACACCCAAGAAGGGTGGCAGGAATACTACAAGGAGGTACAGGGCTTTGAGGGGCTTACTGTTGTATTTGAAGAACTAAAGACAAGGCTTCCAAACATTGAGGAGCAACAGATTAAAAAATACATTTGGCATCGTGTAATCGGTCAGACTTGGAATGGCTATCAAAAGGAACTGATCGTGGTAAAGGAGCTGAACGCAGCGTTCCCCGATGCGAACTTTAAGAAGACCACCTTTAACATTGACCACGATTATTGCATAGACGCGGAGATGTTCTACAACAAAACCCTGATGCTCGGCTTACAGATCAAGCCCGAATCTTACAAGGCGATGGGTAGCCCTTACCAACTCCGTGCAAAGGAGGCGCATCGCGCCAAAAACGAGCGCTACAAGCAGGAGTTCGCACCCTATGTGTATGTTTACTACGGCAAGGAAGGCATTGCAGACAAGGAGCAACTATTTAATCAAATCAATTTATTTTTACACTATGCCAATACCTAAAGTTCAAAGCGGAGAAAAGCAAACCGAATACATCCAACGCTGCTTGGAGGCTATCGGAAGCGAGTACCAAGACAAAGACCAAGCAATAGCAGTTTGCTACACACAATATAGAGAGGGCAAGTAGTCCTCTTTTTTTTGTTGGATTGTTGGTAATTAAATAATTTGTTATATATTTGACAAACATTTAATACCAATCAGAATGAAACTACTACTTAAAAACATCACTTACTTCTGCGCTCTTGCGCTGACGTTTTGGGCATACCTATGGACTCTTGAACTTCTTGGGATATGATATTTACATACAACGACCTTAAGTTTTGGCTCGAAGATGCCGACCTGCTACCAAAGTCTTATTGGGATGCCCTTGAGGATTACGACCCCGACAATAAGAATAGCGATGAGATTCTTGCCAAGTTTCTCGGCTACGTTCACGTCGCTGACTTCTACAACTACGAGATGGACATCACCTACGTTGAGGAGACCTACAACGAGGATGGCTATACCAACACCGTAGCTTACCCCACGACATCCATTTATGGAGAAGCCCCAAAGCTTGCTGATGACATCTACGCCAAGTGGCTGAATTGGGCAACTCAAGTAGCATCAGAAGAATAAAACCAATCAAATGAAATCAATCACACAACTTTTACGAGAAATGCAGGGCGATAAGCTCTCAGAAGGAATCCTCAAAAGCATAGAGACTATTGAGAATATACACTTGGAGCTTGCCTACGATGCAGGCAGCTCGTTTAGCACATTTGAAAAGTGGCACAAAGCAACATTCAACACAGAAACAAAATGAAAATCATAGAACTACTTGACGGAAGCACTTGGGATATGGAGACAATCCTTGAGAAGATGCACGATGACCAATTTTACTACGGGGTACTCGGAAAGAACGCCCTATCATCCTCTGCTTGTAAACTCCTGCTGACCTCACCCAAGACGTATCACTACGTCACGAAGTATGGCAGCGAGGACTCCGATGCGTTTGCCGTAGGCAGGCTCGTTCACCTGATGGCTCTTGAGCCGCACAGGGTGGCCGACTACGAGATCATTGAGGTGCAAAGCAAGAACGCAAAGGCGTGGCAGGATGCAAAGGGCAAGCGCAACCTCTGTACCCGTAAAGAGTACAACGAAGCACAGAGAATTTCTGATGCGCTCCTGCGCAATGAGAATGTGCTTGGGCTTATCACAGGCTGCGAGTTTGAAGTACCAAAAATTGGTATGATTGGCGGCCTGCCCTTTAGGGCAAAGGCTGACATCTATGCTGATGGTTTCTTGGCTGACTTAAAAACAACAACCGACCTACGAGCATTCCCATACTCTGCAAAGAAGTACGGATACGATGTGCAGGCGTTCATCTACACCCGATTGTTCGGAGTGCCGATTGACAAGTTCTTCTTTATCGCTATTGACAAGGCAAGCCTTGACATAGGCATCTACTCTGTAAGCCCCGAGTTCGTGGCAGAGGGAGAACGCAAGACCCTTGAGGCTATTGAAATGTACAAGCAGTTCTTCATCTTGGGTGAGGACTTGGATTCGTACACCATAGTTGGCACGTTATGACCGATATAACTAAATGCACAGGAGAGGGCTGCGCCCTCAAAGAAACCTGCTACCGCTTCACCGCCCCAACGGGAATGTATCAGTCGTTTTTCTTTGGGGTACCCATCAAGAACGGCAAGTGCGAAATGTATTGGGGTGAAGCCTCACAATCAACATACGACCAACTAAAAGAAACCTTTAACACCAACGAGAAATGAAAAAGACAGCAGTAGAGTGGTTGATTGATGAAATCAAGTTTGCAAGAAATCTATGTGATGACCCAAGTGCAGAAATGGATATTTGGCACACATTAGATGTACTAATTGCCAA